TTTTTTCTTTTTGTTTTTCCTTCACGGAACTTCAATTGGAAACGGTCAGCAAGGCATTTCATATAACTCATCGCTATATCTAAATACATCCGACATATACCCCTTATTTCGGCGTATATGTATTAATTAACCTAAAAAATAAAAATGGAAATACTAAACAAAAAATTTGATTTTAAAGCTGCCGTAAAGCACTTTAACACTAAGAACGGAACGAGATTAAAAAGAACGTCAATAAGCCAACAAATGAAAGGTAGTAACATTCTACTTTTCAAAGAGCGTGAGGGTTCGAGGTGGACTGCTAACGAAATCTACGCACTTGCTGAAATATTCGGGTGTATGGCTGACGATTTGAAAATATTTTTTAAATAATTAAGCAATGGGAAAAGAAGCAGTATTTATATTCGTTTACTCATTTAATGGAGTAATTGAAGTATTTAGCGGGAACGATGCAGCTAAAAGGCATAAAGAACTTTTAGACGAAGGATATATTCACACGGCAACTTTAGACGCTTGCGGGTTTATACAATACTTATGTAATCAATGTAATGACAATGAATTAATTGAAGCAATCTATAATTTAGAAAATAAACCAACATAAATTATACTTTTTGCAAAGTTTTATTTATCTTTGCTATCATTATTTAACCAAAAACTAAAAATCATGGAAAAAAAGAATTTAACACACTATCGTAATGTTTTCAAATCTGACCACTTAGGGATTGCAGACCTTGAAGATATGATTGAAAAAAGAATGGATTTAATTTTTACAATCAAGGAGGTTAAACAAGAGTTTAATGTTGCGGTTGCGGGTAAAAAAGGCAATTACAATATTGCTTATTTTAAAGAAGCTATCAAGCCTTTAGTTTTAAACGCCACAAATTCAAAGATTGTAAAATCTTTTTGTGGTGGAAGTCCTTTTGTAGAGAATTGGAAAAACGTTTTAATTGAACTTTATATTGATGAAAGCGTAAAGATGAAGGGTGAAGTAGTTGGTGGCGTTAGAATAAGCCCTAAGCAGCCAAAACCGATACAAATTGATAAGCCACAATTTACTGAAGCTAACTTTGAAAAGGCTAAGGCTGCAAATGCGACTATTGAAGTTATAAAAAGTCGTTATTTAATTAGTCAAGAAGTAGAGCAAAAATATTTGGCTTATGTTGCAGCGTAGTAATGAATGGTATAATGCCCGCTTAGGGCGTTTTACTGCAAGCGAAGCAGATAGGTTGTTAGGTAGTTTAGGCAACAAGGTAACAATACAAAAAATAGAAAGTTTTGCAATTGAAAAGGCAAGCGAAATGTATTTTGGCATAAATGAAGAAGATAGCTATATTTCAAAAGACATGGAACGTGGCATTATCTTAGAGCCTTTAGCGTTCAAAAAGTTTAAAAGCGAAAAGCAACTTGATTTTATTGATGTTGTGGAGTGTGGATTTTTTAAGTATGGTAAACATGCTGGGGCTTCACCCGATGCCTTATGTTCAAACCATTTTAATACTGAATTTAAAGCACCAACTTTAAAAACTTTTAATCAATTTATCAAAACTAAAGAAATCAATCCAAAGTATTACGCACAAATGCAATTTCAAATGTTATGCAATGGTGCGATAGGTTGCTACTTTTATAATTACGTTTTACATAAAGGCAACGAATATTCATTTGAGTTAGTTGTTGAACGCGACGAACCAATGATTGAACTTTTCAAAGAGCGTATTTTGTACGCTGCAGAAATCAAAGAGCAACATTATTTAAACTTAGTTAATCTTTTTGGGTAATGAAAGACACCGAATTTATAGACTTATTAGCTTTCAAAGTTGTTAATGGGGTATTATATCCCATTAACAACAAAGCTAATGACTTTGTATTCCAACAAGAGGGAAACGAGGTTTATTTAGTTAATAAAACGCCACGTGATACCGCTTTTCACGCTTGCTATTTTCTATTTTGTACTTGGCTATGGCAACAAATGCCTACTAAATTCAAGTTAGAAAGATGCCCCGATAAAAGCCAAATGTATAATTACATTAAAATATTACAAGGCAAATATAAGGTAGCAATGGAATACAAAGGGCTTGAATTTTACGAATTTGAAAGCATATCTTTTGCACGAATGAACGATGCTAAATTTAATGAATTTGTAAACGACCAAATTACTATTATTTACACCGAATTACTCATACCTTTAAAAATGGAACACTTATTAGAACAAGCTGAAACTAAATTTAAAGGATTGTTTAAAAAACTTATTTAACATGGACATTATTTGTCCACTACCGAATGAAGAATTAACCTTAAAATTTTAACCTTAAACTAAAAAAAATGAAAACAACATCAATACAAGCACGCAAAGAGTACTTAGCAGCAAATAGCGACAAGAAAGACTATCAAAGAATATTAAACGTTCTTTCTAAGTATGAAAAGTCAATGACATTTAAAGAAATAGCAATGCAAGTTTTCTTAAATGAAAATTCAACTAAAATATTTTTCACACCTTTAGAAGTTACTGCATTACTATTCATTAAAAACTACGCATCAAATGTTAGTCGCAGGCTTAATGAAATGGTAAAAAAACGAATGATTTGTGAAGATGAAAAGCGTTATTGTTCTATTACTGGAAAGAATTGCTATACTTATTTAATTAAAGAAAGCCAAAACAATTAACAATATTTCAAGTGTAAACTTTGCAAATTGCAAAATAATTACTATCTTTGATTTTTATTAACCAAAAACTAAAAAAAATGTTTAACAAAGATTTTTATCCTACTCCCAAAGAAGTATTTGACATGATGGGTGTTGATTGTTTTAATAAAACGATTTACGACCCAAGCGCAGGAAGTGGAAATTTAATTGAGTTTGCTTTATCTAGTGGTGCTAAAAAAGCTTATGCAAGCGAAATAGAGCCTAAATTAAGAGATATTGTAAGAAATAAGGCAATACTTATAAATGAGGACTTTTTAAGTGTAGTAAGCGAACAAATAAGCCATATTGACTTAATTATTATGAACCCACCATTTTCAAAGGATGTTGAGCATATTTTGCACGCTTTTGAAGTTGCACCCGATGGATGCGAAATTTACTCACTATGCAATTTTGAAAGCCTTGATAATGATTATAGTAGTTCAAGAAAACAATTAAGTAGGTTAATTGGCACTTATGGACAATCTTCTTTTTTAGGCAATGTTTTTAAAGATGCAGAAAGAACTACCAATGTAAATGTTGGGCTTATTAAGTTATTTAAACCAAAGGCAAAAGGACAAGATTTTAGCGACTTTTTCACCGATGAACAAGACGATACTTTTGGAGGTCAAGAAGGAATTTTGCCACACAATCAAATAAGGGAAGTTGTTCAAAGGTATGTTAATTCGGTTCTTTTGTTTGATAAATTCATAGAACTTAAAGAGCAAATGAATAACTTAAATTCGCATCTTAATTTAGACCCTTTTAAGGTTTCAATTGAGTATAAAGATAATATTTTAACACGCCAAGATTTTATGATTGCATTACAAAAAAAATCATGGAGCCACGTTTTTAACTTAATGAAAGTTGAAAAGTATTTAACGAAAGGCGTTAAAGATGATTTGAATAAATTTATTGAGCAGCAGCAAAAATATCCTTTTACCATGAAAAATATCTTTTCAATGGTTGAAGTTATTATAGGAACTCGAGAACAAACGCTATCTAAGGCACTTTGTGAAGCGGTGGACAATTACACTAAGCACACTCACGAAAATAGATACAACGTTGAAGGATGGAAAACAAACAGCGGATATATGCTTAATCAAAAGTTTATCATAGAGCGTATGGTAACGGCTAACTATTCAAGTGGGTTAAGTATTAATGATTACGGAGATATTGCAGAGCGTTTTAATGACTTACAAAAAGTACTTTGTTTTCTAACTGGAAAAGATTTTAACAAAGTTCCTTCAATAAGATACGCACCATGTACAAAAGTTGATGGAGGTTATTTAACCGAAAAAGGACACACCTGTAAGACTTATAACGAAACACCATACCATGATAAGTTATTAAAATATAATAGATTTACTCCAAACATATGGTACACGCATGAATTTTTTGAGTTTAAAGTGTTTAAAAAAGGTACTATGCACTTAAAATTTAGAGATGTTAAAGTTTGGGAGTTATTAAATAGAAAGTATGCTGAAATAAAAGGTTTTACTTTACCCGATAAATTTTAGTTTTAAATTTTGATAATCCAAAGCTAAGTATTATCTTAGCTGACGTAAATGGTAACGGCTCGACAAAATAGGTTACTACAAAGAGTTTTAAAACCCTTTATGGAGTTTGTCGGGTCGAGCCACAAACAAAGTAAGGGGTTTTTTATTTAATGTTTACGAGAGTTCGTTAAACTCGGAAAAATATGGCAAATGTTAAATTAATCTTCTTTGGAGATAATGAAGAAGAATTGGAGTGTTACTTAAACACTAAAGATGAAATTACTATTATCATTGGACAACAAGACGACCACGAGTTAGAAAAAAGGCTTATTTCATTAGATAAACCAACTGCAATAAGACTTGTAAAAACTTTGAAAACTATCATAAGTCAAATGGAGGGTTAAATGGATAAACTACAATGGTTCAAATTTACACCAAGTGATTGGATGATGGGTAAAATTCAAAGATGTAATGAGATTACACAAGCACGTTTTATTCGCTTGTGCTGCCTTTATTGGAATAAGGAATGTAATTTATCAATAGAAGATGCTACTATTGAAATTGATAAGGAACATTTAGACGCATTAATTGCTAAAAAGATAATTAGTGTTAATGAAACTAACTTAAATATTTCTTTTTTAGATGAACAATTTTTAGAAATCCAAGATAATGCGAATAATAAAAGTACAAGTGGAATAATTGGAAACTTAAAAAGATGGCATCCAAGTATTTACAATGATTTTGTTTCTAAAAAAATAAGCCTTGAAAAAGCAATAACACTATCAAAAAGTATAGCAGACCAATCGCACACCGATAGCACACCGATAGCAGACCAATCGCAAGGCAATCGCAAAGCATCGCAGATAAGAGAAGATAAGACAATAAAAGATGAGAGTAGAAAAGATGAGAGTAAGCCAAATGCTGCGCCACCCAATGTTTTTTTAAATAATCTAAACTTAATAGAACTTTCTAACCTACTATTGGAAAATCAACAACATTCGGAACTATTCGCAATGCTTTATCCTAAGTTAGATTTTAAAGCAACTATTGAGCAATTTTACACTCACAAAGTTAAAGGTGGAGTTCTTACTGATAGCTACAACAATTTTACAAAACATTTTTTTAATTGGTTAAAAGTTAAGTAATGGAAAAGATAGACGGATTAGGGCGTATTCAACCACAAGCAATTGACTTAGAAAAAGCGGTATTAGGTGCTATACTTTTAGAATTAGAAGCGTTTAGCAAAGTAATTGACATTTTACAGCCAAGACACTTTTATGAGCCTATACACGAAATTATATTTAGTGCTATGATTAGGCTAAACAATGATAGCAAGCCTATTGATATTTTAACATTAAGCGCAATGTTAAAAGAAACTAAGCAACTTGAAAAGGTAGGCGGCTATGTTTATATTGCTGAATTAAGTAGTAATGTTTCAAGTAGTGCAAACATTGAATACCACGCAAGGCTAATTAGCCAATTTTGGATAAGTAGAAACACGATACAAGTATGCAATGAAGCAATACATAAGTGCTACGAAAAAGAGGATATTTTTAACGTTACAGATAAACTTCTTAGCGATATTGACAACGCTATTAACTTTCAAGATACCACTTTCCCAAAATTAAGTGGGGAAGTATTTAAAGATATTGAACAAGAAAGAATTTTAAACAATGGTAAAGGATTAAGCACTGGATTTGAAAAGTTAGATGTTTGCACTAATGGACATAAAAAAGGTGAGTTAATAATTTTAGCAGCACGGCCAGGTATGGGTAAGACTGCATTTGTTTTACAATTATGCACACAAATAGCAGAAACTAAAAAAAGCGTATTATTTTTTAGCTTAGAAATGAGCCGAGAACAATTAATTAGACGAGTAGAAAGCCAATTGAGCGGATTAAATAATAGAAACATTGAGAATAAAAAAGTTTATCATGACCAAGTAGAAAAGTTAGACGAAGCCCGTAAGCGAATAAGAAAGATGAGTTTACTTGTAGACGATAGCGCAGCCATAAGCGTTCCAAAAATGAAGCTAAAAGCTAAGAGGGTAAAAAATAAGTACGGTCTTGATTTTATAGTTGTAGATTATTTGCAGCTTGCGAGCGGTTCACAAAAAGGAAACCGAGAGCAAGAAATTAGCGAAATTTCAAGAAATCTAAAAGTAATGGCTAAAGAGTTAGAAGTGCCCGTTTACGCTTTAAGTCAATTAAGCAGAGCAGTTGAAAGCAGAGGGGATAAACGCCCAATGTTAAGCGACCTAAGAGAGAGCGGAAGTATAGAACAAGATGCGGACATTGTGGCTTTCCTGTATAGGGATAAGTACTATTCTAAAAATGAAGATGACCCCGATATTTGTGAATTAATTATAGCTAAACATAGAAATGGGAACTTAGAAACTATTAACTTTGAATTTAACGGAGCGACTACATCATTCAAAGATACTGATAAAACTATTGAGCCAATAAAAGAAAAAGTTATAAGCCCTTTTGGAAGTGGCAAGTGGACAAGTGTAAGGGATTTAACGGACGAACATCAAGAAGATACCCCATTTTAAACAATTACTAACTAAAAACTATAACAATGAAACAAGAAGCCAAAAAACTAATAGAAACTGCCATTGATACAATAGCATACGACTTGAAAATAGACAAGAAAGAATTTTTAGAAAGTGCAAAAGAAGAAATAGCAACTTATAGAACTTCATTAATTTACTACTCTACAAAATTTAAAGGCACTCAAGTAAAAAGAGGATTAAGAAGTCAAGGTTTATTTACTTTAAAAGAGATGGGTCGTATTTTCTGCAAGGCACAATGTACAATTTCATTCGCTGCAACTTCATTTGAAAATCAAGTAAACAAAGGGAATAAAACTTTTATTAACGCTGGACTTTTATCTCACAAGCTTTTATTTGGAAGTTCGGATTTAACCGAAAAGAACAAAAAACTAAACTCAATTAACAAATCTATTGAGCATTTAGAACTTGAGAAAGAAAAAGTAATGGTTGAAATTAAACAAATTTTAAGATTAAAAAAGTAACTATGGAAACAATAGAGATTTTAAACAAACGAAAACAAGATATTGATAGTGAAATTTTACACATTATAAATTTTGGTAAGCCGAAAAGGAAAGAAACAAGATATGATGATATTATATTTAAAATATTTGAAACTATGGAGCAAATAGATGAATTTTCTAAATATACAAGTTATCATTATCAAGATAAGGTAAATAAATTAAAAGCAAGGTTATTTGCATTACAAAGAGAAGCTAAAAAAATAGATGAATTATCAAATTAAAATAAGCTCAAAATTCAAGATAAAAGGTAGGGATAAAATCTATTCAGTAATGAATATAAAAGGCAACGATGTAACCATAAGAGAGGGAGATAATATGCTTAACTACCAATTAAAAGACATTATTCGAGGTATTGAAATAACTAAAAATATTGAAGTAATATGAAAAAAGAGGAAAGCATACACAAAGCAATTTGCGACTATTTAAAGGTTCAATATCCAAATGTTTATTTTACAAGTGAAAGTTCTGGAGTTCGAGTTCCAATAGGTTTAGCCGTTAAAATGAAAGCACAGCGTTCAAAGCATAAGCAATTAGATTTGATTATATTAGAGCCTAAAGGCGTTTATCATGGCTTAGTTATGGAATTAAAAAAAGATGACCCCGATATTTGTGAATTAATTATAGCTAAACATAGAAATGGGAACTTAGAAACTATTAACTTTGAATTTAACGGAGCGACTACATCATTCAAAGATACTGATAAAACTATTGA